CCTGATTACAGAAGCGCAACAGTACTACAAAACCATGAGAGAAAATCTAAAGCGCTTGGCCGGCTCACGTGGGTACAACAATTATTTTGAATCATGGCATCCAGCAGACGCTGCACTGCAAGAAGAATTAGTGGATTCCATCAAGACTGTGTTTGTTGAACAAACACTTGATCCAAGGATCGAAGCAGCGCTGCCGCTATTGGCCCGAATACAACAAAAAGGAACAGACATGAAAGAAGCGGACATATTTGAGTCATGGATGGACAGCCTTGCCGAAGGAACCTGGGCCTTGCCCGAGACACCCGAACAGCAAGAAAAATTGCAAGATCTCATGAGCCAGGAATTGATTGTTGGCCCTGACGCCACCAATGCAACCTCGCAATTGAATGATCTGGTGGGAGACGATGTGTTGTTTGATCGATTGAGCGCACTGGCATCACGTGATGCCAGTGCAAATATCTGGGATGATTCGGATGTGCAAGCACGCTTGCTTGAGCTGGGAGTACAGCTCCCAGACAGTACTGATACTGACCCGGATGCTCCTTCACAAGAACAAGATTCTACTGACTCAGAATCTGGTGAAATGGCCGAAACCCAAGATGACCCAATGAACTACAATGCAGCCATAACCGGAGCGTACTATGAGTCAAAGCAAGGTGATGCACTTTTGGCAAGAATAAAATCATTGGCTTTGCTCAAATGACATAAATAAACACATAAAAATCGCAGCAGGTGTAGTAGCATCTGCTGTTGAAGCAACTTTGATAGGCAACAATGAAACCATATACATACCTAATAGGCTGGCCCGAATACAACATGTGGTATTACGGTGTTAGATACGCAAACGGATGTGATCCGTTAGATCTTTGGAATCCATACACTACTTCAAGCAAGTATGTAATGGAATTTGCTGCAAAGCACGGCAACCCCCCAATAAAACAAATCCGAAAAATCTTCAATGATGCTACTATTGCACGACTATGGGAAGAACGAGTTCTCAAACGTGCAAAAGTAGTCAGAAGTGATAAATGGTTGAATCGTAACGACAGCATGGCTCCTCCCATAAATTCTTTTGGTAATTTAGCGATGCGTAAACCCGAAAACAGAGCCAGGGCAAAAATAAACAACACAGGCTCCGGCAATCCTATGTATGGCAAAAAGCAAAAACAACTGACTTGCCCGCACTGCGGAACCACAGCAGGCGCCAACACATATAGTCGCTGGCATGGCAATAATTGCCTTGTTATAAATCCAGATGCATTCAGACCTATTGGCAAAAATAATCCATTCTTTGGAAAACACCATCAGAATATTGAACAGAAAACATGCTTGTATTGTGATCTTACTCTTGATATTAGGAATTATACAAGGCATCATGGCGAAAAGTGCAAAAGTAAGTTAACCAGTTCCGTAGGAAACACACGCAGTGGTGTGTATAATAACACTGAAGGCAGCATTTAAGTAAATCTTAAATTTTTAAAATCATATTAACGCAAACAGAAAGGCAACACAATATGGCATCATTAAATGAAATTCGTCAGCGACTACTAGCAGCCGAAAACAAACAAGGAGGTCAAGCTTCGAACGGAGGCGATCGTTCGATTTATGCTCATTGGAATCTCGATGAAGGTCAATCTTGTAATTTAAGATTCTTGCCCGACGGCGATACAAAAAACACATTTTTCTGGGCTGAACGCGCCATGATCCGACTACCGTTCAACGGGGTCAAGGGTGAAATGGAATCCAAACAAGTCATGGTCCAAGTGCCTTGCGTGGAAATGTGGGGCGACGCTTGCCCAATCCTGGCCGAGGTACGCGCCTGGTTCAAAGACAAAAGTCTTGAAGAAATGGGTCGCAAGTACTGGAAAAAACGCAGCTATATCATGCAAGGATTTGTACGTGAAAATCCAATCGGAGACGACAAGACCCCGGACAATCCAATACGTAAATTTATCATTGGCCCACAATTGTTTACCTTGATCAAAGGTGCATTGATGGATCCAGAGTTGGAAGAATTGCCAACTGACTACTTGCGTGGCCTGGACTTCCGAGTTGCAAAAACTAGCAAAGGCGGGTATGCTGATTATAATACCAGCAAGTGGGCTCGCAAGGAGTCGGCTCTGACGCAAACCGAACAGGCTGCAGTTGATGCACATGGGTTGTTTGATTTGAGCACATTTTTGCCCAAGAAGCCATCTGAGGTTGAACTCAAGATCATCAAAGACATGTTTGAAGCCAGCGTTGACGGCCAGCCATACGACACTGCCCGATGGGGCCAGTACTTCCGTCCAGCAGGGGTCAACGCACCAACAGGCGCTGCAGAATCCAGTAATGCACCCGCTGCTGCAGCACGAACAGTTGCAGAAGCCAAGACTACCTTGGCAGATGATGTTGATGCAGCAGAGCAATCTTTTGCACAGCCTGTTGTTGCTGCAGCTAAACCGGCTCAGAAAGCTGAAGACATTTTGGCCATGATCCGTAGCCGCCAAACAAAGCAATAATGCTGTTTTCCCTGAATCAAATGCATGGTATTTAGGGACAATAGAAGTCAAAAACTCCTAGAGTTTTTGACTTCTTGCCAACTTGTTCTGTGCTTGCTAACATCAATTAATTAGCAGGAAAAGTATAAGAATGGCCAAGCCATTTAACATCTTAAAATTCCGCAAGGACATTGCAAAATCAATGTAGTCAAATTTCTTTAGTTTAATTTGTAGATACATAAGTCTAATTGGGTATGTACCGCTAAATAAATCATGAAACATATAATCCAACAGTTGATAGACGCGCACCCAAAACACTGGGGATCTTTTGTTAAAAAGAACAATAGTATTATGCAAGTGATACAACCATTGATAGATAAACATGGTATTTCGGTGCAAGCTGCTACTTATTGTTATATGCATGATTACGATCCGGTTTGTAAAAATAGCAACACCAAGACTTTTACCTGGTATGCAAACGGGTTTGCGTATTGTGGCAAAAGAGGCGTATGCAAATGCCATAATAGCGACGCCGTAGAAAAGAGCAAACAAACCAACCTACTCAAATACGGGCAAACAAGTTTTGCAAAAACAGAACAGTATCGGCAAAAGACCAAGGAAACCAATTTACAAAAATTTGGTGTTGAACATGCTTCTTGGAATGCTGGTATTAGAGACAAAGCAAAGAACACATGTGTGGTAAAATATGGAACTCAGTTTCCAATCCAGCTTGAAGAATTTAAAAACAAGCTAAAAGATACAAAAAACAACAGATACGGCGAGCCAGCCTACTCGAACCCCGCCAAAAGAATAAGCACAATGCTAGAAACATATAATGTAGAGAATGCTGCATATATCAACATGCAGCCATCAACATTGGCAATATTAAAAAGCGAGCATCAATTTAGACAATTTGTTACTGACAAGAGCAAGCAATTTGTGTCAAGTGAGTTGGATCTGGACCCCAATACTGTTGGCAAATATGCAGCCATGTATAACTGTTTAGATTTGTTCTCGGCAACTGGCAGTAAATGGGAAGAAGAAATATCTGCGTTGTTAACTGAGTTGAATGTGACCTTTGTGCGTAATTATAGAAAGTTGATTTCCCCGTTCGAAGTGGATTTTTACTTGCTAGATTATAATATTGCCATTGAAGTTAACGGAAATTACTGGCATTGTGAAGATAAAAAAGGCAAGCAGTATCACCACTTGAAATGGTTGATGTGCAAGGAAAACAGTGTTGATTTGTTCCAGTTTTTTGAAGACGAACTGCAAAATGCCTGGCCAGTAGTTGAATCTAAGATACGATATTTGTGCCATAAACCTTGTAAAATAATAGGAGCCAGGTTGCTTTCTATAGACGAAGTGCTGTATACTAATGAAGTAGCATTTCTTTGTGCAAATCATATACAAGGTCCTAGCAGTGCAAGAAATGCCAGTTTGGGTGCGTACTATAATGGTGAACTAGTGGGATTGATTTCGTGGATGCAAAGAAAAAACAAATTGGAGATAACACGATTTGCTACCAGTATTACTGCAAGTTTTCCTGGGCTGTTTTCAAAAATGTTAAAGCAAGTAAAGAAAAAACTAGATTTTGAAGGCACAATTGTATCGTTTTCTAATAATGGACATTCAAATGGAAACTTATATAGAGCCGCAGGATTCGCACCGACGCAAACACTGGGCCCTGCATACTGGTACATGTTTGACTACGGAACTAGAGAAAATAGACAAAAGTATATGAAACACAAGATTAAAAAACGGTTCAACGTTGATATCAGCAACAAAACTGAATTTGAATTAATGGACTCACTCGGGTATAAAAGAATATGGGATTCTGGAAAAATACGCTGGGAATTACAAGTTTTAAAAAAGGAAAACAAGCATGGCCAAGCCATTTGACATCTCAAAATTCCGCAAGGATATTACAAAATCAATCGAGGGTCTGTCTATTGGTTTTAACGACCCAACAGACTGGATCAGCACAGGTAACTACGCACTCAATTACTTGATCTCGGGGGACTTCAACAAAGGTATCCCGCTTGGTAAGGTCACAGTATTTGCTGGCGAAAGCGGAGCAGGAAAAAGTTATATTTGTTCAGGCAACATTGTAAAGAACGCACAAGAACAGGGCATCTTTGTAATTCTAGTTGACACAGAAAACGCACTTGACGAAGCCTGGCTGCATGCACTTGGGGTCGATACTGGTCCTGCAAAGTTGCTCAAGCTGAACATGAGCATGATTGACGACGTTGCCAAGGCAATTTCCACATTCATGATTGATTACAAAGCATTGCCTGAACAAGACCGTATGAAAGTTCTGTGGGTAATTGATTCACTAGGTATGCTGCTTACTCCCACTGACGTTAATCAGTTTCAAGCAGGCGACATGAAAGGCGACATGGGCCGCAAGCCCAAAGCACTCACAAGTCTTGTTCGTAATTCGGTCAACATGTTTGGCAATCATAATGTTGGCCTGGTTGCAACCAATCATACATACGCTAGCCAAGACATGTTTGACCCAGATGACAAAATCTCCGGTGGGCAAGGTTTTATCTATGCATCAAGTATCGTTGTTGCAATGAAAAAAATGAAACTAAAAGAAGACGAAGATGGAAATAAAATTTCTGATGTGATGGGTATTCGTGCAGGTTGCAAAGTAATGAAAACGCGCTATGCAAAACCGTTTGAAGGCATGCAAGTCAAAATTCCTTACTCAACTGGAATGAGCCCGCACAGTGGGCTGGTTGATCTTGCAGAACGAAAACAAATTCTCAAGAAAGAAGGCAACAGCCTTGTTTTTATCACCACCGACGGTGAAGTCATCAAGCAGTTCCGTAAAAAGTGGGAAGCAAACACTGACGGGTGTTTGGACAAGTTGATGGCAGAATTTGTCAAGCAATCTGAAGAAAAAGAACAAGTGGTAAGCAATGCATCTTTTACTGATGCTGACGATAGCAACGATGAATCACCAACAGGAGAAGAATAATGGTTTCAACTGATCTATCTAGCGAAATATGGAACGAACTCAAGAGATATGTCAACACTGTGGATCGTCAGGAAGCCGCAGAAACAATGGTTGCAGTCATGATTGACAATGATTGCGATGTTGAAAGCATACGGGAATCCTTCAAAGGCGACACTGATATCAAACGTGCATTAACTGCATATGTTGACAATGACAAAGTCTACGAGGAAGACGACGACGTCCAAGAAGATACCGATGAAGACGAAGACGATACCTGGGAGAATTAATGGCCGATCAATACTTTCCTATACGCACTGAGACATCATGCCAACTCAAATGGAATTGGAGCACCATTCGTTTGTACAATGGGGTCACTAGTTCGTGCCATCGAGTTGCAGGCGATTTGGTGGATGTGGAAACCTTTGATCAATTTCATAATACTCCAAAAAAAATCCAAGACAGAAAGTTGATGTTGCAAGGACAGTGGCCCAAAGGAGGTTGCGAACACTGTCAAAAACTTGAAGAAACTGGCGGCCAGAGTGATCGCCAGTTTCATCTAAAAATACCCAACCAAGTTCCGCCTGAATTATTGATCAACCCAGGCGCAGTTGACATAACGCCTCGCATTGTTGAGGTCTACTTTGATAACGTGTGTAACATGAGTTGTATGTATTGCTGGGATGGATTTAGCAGCAAAATACAACAAGAAAACACAAAATTTGGTAATTTTGAAAGTCACGGAATTGTGCTAAAAAACGTTTCTAAGAAAGTTGACAATTTAGAAAAGTTAACTGACAAATTTTGGCAATGGATGACACAAAATGCTCCCGGACTGTCAAGATTTCATGCGCTTGGTGGTGAACCGTTTTACCAGAAACAATTTGATCAATGTTTGGAATTTTTCAACAATGTGCCTTGCCCTGATCTAGAATTTAATGTGGTTAGCAATTTGATGTTGTCTGATCAACGCTTTAAAATGTGTATTGATAGTATACGTAAGTTGATCATTAAAGGCAAAATTAAACGGTTTGACCTAACTGCTAGCATTGATTGCTGGGGCCCTGAACAAGAATATGTAAGACACGGCCTTGACCTTGCACAATGGAAAAGAAATTTTGAATATGCTGCAACCCAGCCGTGGATTACACTAAACATCAATCAGACATTAACTGGTTTGACTATTAAAACCGTGCCAGAATTGATGATGCATGTTAATCATTACAGAACCAATAAAGATATTGGCCATTATTTTAGCACTGTAATAGGCTCGCACAAGTGTCTACACGCAGGTATATTTGGCACAGGATTCTTTGATCAAGACTTTGAAAACATATTACAAGTAATGCCCAATAATACTTGGCAAGAACAGCAAGCCCGTCTTAATATGCAAGCGGTGCAAATGCAAATTAATTCAATAGCAAGATCGCCTGAATTGATACAACAGTTGACAGTACTATTAGATGAGTTAGATCGACGACGTAATTTAAATTGGCGGCATACCTTTCCTTGGCTAGAAAAAGAAGCAAACAATGTGGTATAACAAAGTAGTAGCAGACCTAGGCATGATTCCTGATTTTATCAGTCATTATGAACATGAACTTGACCAAGCCAAAAAAGATTGTAGGATTTCTGGATTGGTTGAACACCGCATCAAAGAATTGCCCGGTATTACTGAACAGCGTTTTTACCAATTGCAAGAAATTGAAGCAGTATTAAATTATCTTAATATTCAGTTGCGCAAGATCCGTACCAAGCATTTTAAAAAATATCTAGAAGCATACGCACGTGCACTTACCAGCCGTGATGCTGAAAAGTATGTGGATGGCGAGGATGAAGTGATTGATTTTGAAACTATCATAAACGAAGTAGCGTTGTTGCGCAACCGTTGGCTGGGTATCATGAAGGGCCTGGACAGCAAACAGTGGATGACCGGTCACTTGGTTAGATTACGTGCGGCTGGCATGGAAGATATTCAGGTCTAAGTAATTGTGCTGTAAATATCATTATGAAAATTGTACTTGTAACTGGGGGATATGATCCGATTCATTCGGGTCATCTTGCGTATTTTAACCAAGCTCGTAAGCTGGGGGACATGCTGATTGTGGGAGTTAACTCTGACGCATGGCTTGCCCGTAAAAAAGGCAGATCGTTTATGCCTATTACTGAACGGATAGAAATTGTAGCAAATCTAAAAGCAGTTGACGGAGTTATTTTGTTCAATGACAACGATGGTTCTGCCGTTGAAGCCATTAAAAATGTAAGACAGTTGTATCCCGACGCAGACATTGTGTTTGCCAATGGCGGAGACAGAACTGATAAAAATATTCCAGAAATGAGTGTTGTTGACAGTCGTCTTGAGTTTGTGTTTGGTGTCGGCGGCATTACCAAGGCCAACAGCAGTTCTTGGATACTGGAAGAATGGAAAACTCCCAAGACCAGCAGAGCATGGGGGTACTACCGTGTGCTACACGACGTTGGTGCAAGTGTCAAGCTAAAAGAGCTAACAGTAAATCCCAAGACCTGCCTTAGCATGCAACGACACGCGCACCGAGCAGAGTTCTGGTTTGTTGCCCAAGGTGAGGCAACGGTATACACTGTTGATCCTTACAGTCCCGAGCGTGACCTACTTGCTAGACTTGATGCGCATCAAAATACATGGATACAATTGAACGAATGGCATCAATTGTGCAATGAAACTGATCTGCCGCTAAAAGTAATTGAAATTCAATACGGTGACAGCTGCGTCGAAGACGATATTGAACGAAGATGAAACCAATTCCAATTTTTATCGGCTACGATCCCAGAGAAGCAATTGCGTATCACACCTGTGTCAACAGCATTATTCGTAACTCATCAAAGCCAGTATCGATTATTCCTATTGCACTGAACTTGTTTGGAGACTATAAAGAAACCCACACCGACGGGTCAAACCACTTTATATACACTCGCTTTCTTGTGCCGCACTTGATGGAATATACCGGACATGCTATCTTTATTGATGGCGATATGATTGTGCGCGGCGACATTGCTGAACTGTGGAGCATGCGTGATCATGGGGTTGGTGTGCAGGTGGTCAAGCACAACTACCAAACAAAAATGCCAATCAAGTATCTTGGCAGCAAGAACGAGAACTACCCCCGTAAGAACTGGAGCAGTGTTATACTGTGGAATTGCAGCAGTGCACCCAACAAACAACTGACGCCAGAGTTTGTGCAACAATCCACAGGTGCAGAGCTGCATAGATTTACCTGGCTCGATGAACAAAAGATTGGTGAGCTGCCAAAAGAATGGAACTGGCTGCCTGATGAGTATGGTGCAAATTCTAACGCCAAGCTGTTGCATTACACCCTAGGAACACCTTGCTTCCACGAATTTGCAGACACCCCACAGGGCAACGAATGGCATCGTGAACGTATACTAACTGAATATTGCCAACAGCGAACCAACTAGTGCAAATCCTTATTCGGTATCTTTTGGTGTTACTCAGTAACACCATAATATGATCATTATGAATGCATGCCTAATTTACCTGCCAGATTGCCCGCAGACAACGCTGTTAATAAATTTGTTGCGTACATAGAGATTGGTGCACATCTCATGAGACGCATTACTCTTAAAAAAAAAGAAGGTAATATACCAATGACTAAAAATGGCAATTGGACATGAAAGTTGGCATATTTTACAACAGTATCAGTAACCCGGCCAAGTTCGGCAACAAAGTTATGTTGATGGACAACTTTGCCGATGGTATTATTGGTCAAGGAGATCAGGTAATAGAATATCATAACAAAGATCTGCCAAATCAAACGCTAGATGCTGGATTTGTACTGGGGTACACATTAGAAGATAATTTTAGAAAAAAGATTATTGATACTTTATGCACTCAAAAAATACCCAGCATATTTGTGGACAGTAATATTCTTCATTATGCCAGAAAAGAACATGAGTGGCACCGATATAGTCTTGATACAGTGTATCCCGATTCAGGAACTTATTTTTTTGGTGATCTTGATGAGACAAAATGGCACCGATACTGTTCCTGGCATAACACATATCTCAAACCATGGCGCACCACCGGAAAACATGTATTAATCTTATGTCAACGCCAGGATGGATTCAATATGTTTACTGATCAGGCGGCCTGGGTAGAAACCACAATAACAAAAATTAAAGCAGTGTCCAGCCGCCCCATTATGATTCGAATGCATCCTGGCGACGGTACTCGATTGTTACAGGTTAAAAAAATACAAAAGCAGTATGGTACGGAAATTGCTATTAGCCATCATGATAATATCCGTGACGCTTTGGCAAATTGTTGGTGTACTGTTGGGCTTAACTCTACGCCAAATGTGGTAGCAGCCATTGAAGGAATCCCCGGATATATTGAAGATCCGGCACACTCGTGGGCTGCAGACATAGCATTTACTGATTTAAGTTTGATTGAATCTCCGCCGTTGCCGGACCGGTCCAGGTGGATTCAAAAAATTGCAAACATGCACTGGAGCAATCAAGAAGTGGTTGACGGACAATTATGGCGCAAGATCAAACACTATATTTCTTCTGCTCGTTGATAAAAATAGTCAGTTCCTTGCGCATGCCCTTGGCCGTCCAAATATAGCTACAAGGTTGCATTTCCCAATCAATGTACTCTTTGGGCAAATTACCAAAGTTGTAGCCCGGTACTATGCTGTTGAGAACATCTTGGTCAACACCCCAGTACAAGTGGTCTGACTCAATACACGATTTAAGCGCAGCAGCATACTGAGTCATGAACTCATGACCTTTTTTGCTTCCGGTCAAGTATATGCCTCCTGCAAGAAACCTAGCTTTCTTTCCTGTAATATGATGGATATAAAAATCTTTTTGATCAGCCAGGCCAGGAATGTTTGCTCGAACAATGGCGTCAGAGTCAATGGCCAACAATGTGGCATCAACTGGCATTATTTCATTTAACCGAACAAATCTAGCACTAGCAAAATATGTGCGCTGACATCTCTGCTGGATCGATTGATCGTTGCTTTTGCTCATTGCAGTCAGTGTTCTCTTGAGTTGATCAGCATGTGCAGGGTCAGCGGACCCTGCAGTTATTGCTGCTGCAGCAGACTCAAACAATGCTAACGGAACATACTCATATGTGACTGACACCTGGGGTTGGCCAATACAGTAGTCGATTTGTTCCGTTGTGGGATTATACAGGTGAATGTGAATGCCAGTGTTGCTGTTTTGTCTGATGCTGCGAATAATACTGCGGCCAAATTCATCAAAGTACATGGTATCACAGGCAGCATATATAAAAAAACTTTTTTGTTTAAATTGTCCCTGAAGCGGTGGCATCAACATATTGTTATTTACATTGATATCTTTCATGATATATTTTTGCTTATACAAACTTTTACAGAATAAGTAATCTACACACACGGTTACCCTCTTTTTAATTCAATTACAGTGATAAAAACTATATCATATTTTCCACAGCAATGTGCACTAAACAGTGGTCCTGTAATGATTGCGGTACTAGATTGTTTGCAATCTTCAGGGGTACAAACTCAAGAAAACTCCATGACATCGGACGCAGTGGTTATATGGTCGGTGCTATGGAATGGAAGAATGAAAAACAACCAACAAGTATATCAACACTATCGCAAACAAAACAAGCCAGTTATTGTGGTTGATGCAGGTGCGTTGTATCGTGGTCATACATGGAAAATTGCAGTGAATAATATCACCGCCAGCGGCTATTATGGTCATTTAGAAAATTTAAACCAGGATCGACCAAAACAACTTGGTGTAAGTGCTGCAATTAATTTTAGCAGCAACCCTGCAATTTTGATTGCAGCCCAGCATCACTGCAGTTTACAAATTGCACACATGGCTTCACAAGAAGAGTGGATTTTGTCCACTATAAAACAACTGCGCGGTCTGACTGATCGCCCTATTTGCGTACGATCTCATCCTCGTAGTAAACTGAACACCATATCCTTGCCCAAAGATGTTGTTATAGAAACTCCAAAAAGACTAGATAGATCATACGACAGCTTTGATATTCATTTTGACTTTCATGCTGTGGTAAATTACAATTCGGGTCCCGGAATCCAAGCTGCCATTTCGGGCACCAGACCTGTGGTTGATCACAGCAGCTTGGCATACCCAGTGGCAATTGCATTGACTGATATTGAAAAACCTTACTTGTGCAATCGGGACCAATGGCTTGTGGAAATTTGTCACACCGAATACACTCTTGAAGAATTAAAAAACGGAACATGGCTAAATCGAATACGCTCAGCACTAACAGTATAATTGATTGTGCATGTGTGATACACGGCACAGGTTACAACTGGACCTATGTGGATCGATTGTACAACATGCTCACAAGAGTATTTCCAGACGGCATCCGTCTTCATGTTTACACGGAGTCAGCACGAGAAGTCCCGTCACACATGATCAAACATGTGTTACAAGAGTGGCCCGGACTCAGTGGCCCCAAAAAAAGCTGGTGGTACAAAATGCAGCTATTTAATCCTGAGTATTTTGCAGGCAATCTGCTGTACCTTGACCTTGATGTTGTTGTGGTGAGAAAACTTGATTGGGTACACAATCATGACACTAGCTTTTTTTGGGGCATTCGAGATTTCAAATATTTGCAAAATCGTTCAAGAAATGTAATCAACAGCAGCATGATGTGGTGGAACGTTGGTCAATTTTCTCATGTGTGGCATACTTTTAATGCCGCGGATATCAACCAGGTTATGCGACAATTTCGAGGAGATCAGGATTATATCACACATGCTATTGATCAATCTCATCAAAGATTTTTTGAGGACAAGTATTTTGAAAGCTATCGTTGGCAAACGTTGGATGGCGGGTATCAATTTGACAAAAAGAAACATGTTCTTCCTGGTACAGGTGTTAAAATTTCTGGCGATACTGCATTGGTAGTTTTTCACGGCGTCCCAAAACCTCACGAAGTTACAGATCCAGCCATAATAGAACTATGGCGTTGAGTTGACAGTTAATCCAAAAGCTGCTATAATTAATACTTAAACAGCAACACACAGGAATACATCATGGAATTAGCCCAAGCAGCAGCAAGCATCAAGCAAAGTGCTGATCAAAATGGTCTGGGGTTTCTTGAACAGTTGATGGAAATGGCAGACAATCTTCAAGACTACGATCGGGTCAGTCGCATTGCGTACCGTGTTGTTATACAAGCTGGCAACGAAATGTTTGCCCCTGTGTAACACAGTTGCCCAATATTGCCCATTCTGCTATAATTAATACTTAAACAACAAAGGAACTTTAAAATGGCCGGAAAAGCAACATCGTGTTACTTGACAGTTTGTCCTAAAAATAGTCACAAAAGTGTGTTTAAAAAAATGTTCTTTACCGCAGCTGAGATGAACAAATATGTCAAGAGTGATGAATTCAAAGATCTGTATCCGGCTACGGACTTTGACCTGGTGAAAGAAGTGTATTAATCGGTTGTCCAAAAATGCTCAAAATGCTATAATATACACATAAACAGACACAAGGTAACAAATGCAGTATATTTTGATCAGCAAAACAGGACAAGTTTTTACGTTTTCCCTTGAGGCAGTTGCACTGCAATATAAACTAGCATACGGCGGAACCTTGCTATCTGCTACTAAACCGCTGGCACAAACGGTTGCCCAAAATGACACAATCTGCTATAATTAATACTTAAACAACAAAGCACTAGGACACACAATGAGCTCAGTTCGTATCGTTAATGGCAGCTACCGCAATAAAATAGTGCAAAACAAAACGTTTACTCTTGTCAAGGGTTACCAGACTGGTGCCAAGGGTGGATTTGTTACGGTAAATAGCAACGGGCAGTTTGGAGCAGAGTTTGGAGCAGTTCGAATTCGTGTTAACAGCATTGCCGATTTTGAATATATAAATGGAGCTGCGGTGAACGAATCTACCGAAAACAAAAAGCCAGTAACGGTGGAAGAAACTGATGAAGAAGCAATTACTCGTATTCGAGAGCGTTTTGATATCTTGCATGAAATGACCAAAGCCACCGTAAGTGGCGATATTCGTGCAATGATTGTGTCAGGCCCGCCAGGCGTGGGCAAGAGCTACGGTGTAGAACAAGAGATTGACAAAGCATGTTTGTTTGACAAACTTAGTGGCAAGCGGTTGCGTGCTGAAGTTGTTAAAGGTAGTGCAACTCCAATTGGTTTGTATCAAACCCTTTACAAATATTCTGATGCCAATTGTGTGTTGGTGTTTGATGATTGCGACAGCATTTTGCTTGATGATGTTGCACTGAACTTGCTAAAGGGTGCGCTGGATTCTGGCAAGAAACGTACCATCAGCTGGTTGAGCGAATCTAGTGCTCTGCGTCGCGAAGGCATTCCAGACAAGTTTGAATTTCGTGGTGCTGTAATTTTTATTACCAACTTGAAATTTGATGGCATGAAAAGCCAAAAACTTCGTGATCACCTGGATGCATTGCAAAGTCGCTGTCACTATCTTGATCTAACGTTGAATACCATGCGTGACAAAGTTCTGCGAATAAAACAAATTGCAGCCGACGGCGAGCTGTTTGCAGACTACGACTTTGATCAAGCGGCACAAGACGAGATCATTAATTTCATGGATGCTAATCAAACTCGCTTGCGCGAAATGAGCTTGCGTATGGCTTTGAAAATTGCAGATTTGCGCAAGATGTCAGCAACCAATTGGAAACGTCTTGCTGAAACCACATGCATGCGGAGTGCTTGATTTGCAGGCGCTGAATTGAGTAATTTTTTTAAAGGAAATCAAAATGGCACATACAGTAATTTCCGTTACCAACGGAGTTGAGATCAAGAAAGTTCCCCTTGGATTCTCTTGGACCACATTTTTCTTTGCTGGATTTCCTGCACTGTTTCGTGGAGACTGGATCCCGGGTATAATCATAACGGTACTTAGTTTCTTCACGTGGTGGGTTGCAGGTGCTATTGCAGCATTCATTTATAACAAAATGTACGCCAAAAGTTTGTTTGAAAAAGGTTACCGGGTGCATGCTATGCCGCCAGGTTGCACCGAAGAAACAGTTTGTGCTGATCTTGGTTATATTAAATTCCCCAACCAAATCTAACTCAAGGACATAAAATGTTTGAAATTTGGGATGGCGATTTGTTTTTATACTCAGTAGATACTGTTTATGAAGCTGATGAGCACGCTGCAGCAGGATTCACAATCCGACTAGTTGGCCCGCGCTGAAACCACCGGATCAGAATAGGCACTCTAGGTGCCTATTCTTTTGACTTTAGCTCAGGGTGTGTGTTAAAATAATTACTATGTCGTTGACGCATTTACATATAGAATTTAATCATAATTTTGAACTAAAGTTCAAATTGATCGATTCCCCCATAACTGATCTTTGGATAGAACGCATGCAATCTCGTGGCGTCTATCCACTAGATCATCCTGACCGATTTTATAATTTTAATCATCCTGACCAAGAAATTGCCCGTGCTGAATCAATGATCACACAGTGCATCAACACAATAAATTCATATCAGTTGATAATTACTCGGCCTTTTTCCAGCGTCAACGATCAGGACACACTTAATTATTTGCATAACATATTTGAAAAATATCATGGCATGCTAGACCAGCAGAATCATGAATATTGGAACCTTGCACCTCAGGTGGTGCGTAAAGCATTAGCTGATTTAAATTTATGTGTGCATAGATGTGAATCAGTTGCTAAATCTTGCTATCCAAGACTTGTATGCACCTGGTATGGTATGCCTAAAATAAAAACTCTGCCAGTTGAGCAAGTGATTGATCATGCTAGCTTGCACACACGATTTGGCACGGTGTATCTCAACTATACCGAAATTGGAAAAACACTCTGGGAACTAGCGGTTGACAATGACCAATATATTGCTGACGAAATGTTTCAACCTTTTGATCATTACAGTGCCGATTTCTCAGTGAGATTTTATAACACTACTGAGCAAGAAATAGAGCTAAAACTTGCCAGAGTTGAGCAGTATTTTGAACAGCATCGACTGTTTTTTCAACGTCATGGTTACACAGATCACCAATACTCTGCTATACTTCCGTATAACTTTCCAGTGGCGGAATTAGAAACTGATCTGAATCCATCTGAGGTGCTGACACAACTTACATCAAGACAATTGGTAACCAAGGTATATATAACATGAAATCAGCAACAATTGTAATCAAAGATGAAGTAAACATCAAGATAGAAGGTCTTGACCTTGACGCCCGTAAAGCTCTGGTCAAAGCCTTCAAGTACGAACTACCTTATGCTAGACACATGCCTGCAGTGCGCCTGGGTCGGTGGGACGGAACAGTTAGTTACTTTCAATTAGGCGGTAGTACCTATGTAAATTTATTGCCTGAAATTGTTCCTATACTTGAAAAGTTTGATTATGACATTGAACTAGATGATCAACGAGACTACAGCACAGTATTTGACTTTGAGCAGATCAAAGAAGATTCTTTTGCACACAAGGCCTGGCCAAAAGGCCATCCCATGGTGGGACAATCAGTAATGCTACGAGATTATCAAGTAGAAATTATCAATAACTTCTTGTCAAACCCTCAATGCATTCAAGAAGTTGCAACCGGGGCAGGCAAAACGTTAATGACAGCGGCACTGAGTTTGAGTGTAGAAAAGTACGGACGCAGTATTGTTATTGTGCCTAACAAGAGTCTTGTAACCCAAACAGAAGCAGACTATGTTAACCTAGGACTTGATGTGGGAGTGTACTTTGGTGATCGTAAAGAATACGGCCGCACACATACTATCTGCACTTGGCAAAGTCTCAACAACATGATGAAAAAGACCAAATCAGGCGAAGCCGAAGTTGATATTCAAGACTTTATTGAGGATGTGATATGTGTCATGGTGGACGAGGTCCACATGGCCAAAGCAGATGCTCTCAAAACCCTGCTGACAGGAGTAATGTCACGAGTGCCAATCCGTTGGGGGTTAACCGGAACTGTCCCAAAAGAAAAGTTTGAAAGTCAGGCGTTGTTGGTCAGTCTAGGACCAGTTATCTCTAAACTCAGTGCTAGCACACTACAGGCTGCCGGAGTTCTAGCACAGTGTCATGTGAATATTGTGCAATTGGTAGATCACGTAGAGTATGCAGATTACCAGAGCGAACTTAAATATTTACTAGAAGAATCCGGCCGTCTTGACGCTATGGCCGCCCTGGTCCAGCAGGTTAACACAACTGGTAACACCTTGGTACTGGTAGATCGAACCGAATGTGGTCGCCAACTTGTTGAGAGGCTGGGGGACAAAGCAGTGTTTGTGTCTGGCGCAACAAAGACCAAGGCAAGGCAAGCTGAATATGACATGGTAGCTAACTCAACAGACAAAATCATTGTAGCAACATATGGGGTGGCGGCGGTAGGGATTAATATTCCACGCATTTTTAATTTGGTGCTGATTGAGCCAGGTAAAAGTTTTGTGCGTGTTATACAATCAATTGGTCGAGGAATTAGAAAAGCCGAAGACAAGGACCATGTACAGATTTGGGATGTAACCAGCACTTGTAAATTTGCCAAGAGACACCTTACCAAGCGCAAACAGTTTTACAAAGAAGCCAACTATCAGTTTACTGCTGAAAAATTGGACTGGATGAAAATTGTATGAGTACAGATTTTTTCAAAGATGATGGGGTATTTTTGCCCATGCTCAACGACGTTGGGAGAAATACGTTTTATAAGCAAGCGTTGACTCGGGCAGCGCCTGGTAAAATTGTGTGTGATATTGGTGCCGGTACAGGATTTTTAACTGTATTAGCATTACAGGCAGGGGCCGCACATGTAATTGCAGTTGAACGTAACGTTGACAGATTTGAATATCTCAAAAGTAATTTGGCAAAACTTGGCTACGCGGATCAAGTAACAGTTATATATAATGAAATAACCAACTGTGATATCAAGGCGGATGTATATGTTTCTGAAACTATCAATACCCAAATATTTGGGGAAAATATTGTTAAATTAAGCAACCATGTACAGCAACACGGCGGCACGTTTATTCCTGGCGCTGTTAAAATTTGGGCCGAAGTATACGAAAATCACCCAATATTCACATTAGATCTGGCCAACAGCGAAGCAGTGGATTTTTCTCCAACCATTGATATAGATTCGCGATTTGTGTCCAACATAAATGCAGATTTTGCTCAACAATACTCTCTGCAAGACACAGTTTACTGTGCTAATCAATTAAACCGTTTGTTTACCATGGTTCACCGGTTTTCTGACATAAAGCTGAAAAAACTATATCAAGGAAGTGAAATTATCATTGATCTAAACCAACACTGCGTCGAAGACAACATTATGTTAACTATACCTAATAATTTCAAAAATAATGATTGGGCAATGTTGGTGCTTAAATGGGAAATGTCATACCAAGACTATGTATTGCGTAGTAATGACTGTTGGTTTGGTAATGTTGCCAAACCTATTAGGCAGCAATTTAAAACTCAAGACAACATTGAGATTCGGTACAACTCATCAATTGGCAATTGGCAACTTCGGTACTAATACACTTGACATCCACACAAACACATTGTATAATATACAGTATGCGAATCCTAACATTAAACAACAATACCTATTATGATCTAGATCACTTGCCTGAAGAGGTAGACGACATGCGGTTTGCTATTTTAGACAATAGCGATCCAAAAGATCCCGACTATCACTTTATCCCGCTGATCTTTTTGGAGAGCTTTAATGCTCCTGCGCTGGTGTTACGAATTGGGGACACAACCATTCGCATGCCCATGGACTGGCAGATACTGATTGGAGAACCTGATGTTGGGGATCTCGAGGTACTACCTCTTACTTCAATTAATGATCGTGGATTCAAAGCCTTTCAATTCAATCCATTAAGCAGTTATAGACCCAGCTTTCCTGACATTGAAATCTTAGATGTGTATCATGACGTATCCTGGTATGCACCAAAGTTAAAAAATGGCCAGATGCTAGCAGTGCCATTGAACGATGATGCTGAACCCGATTGTGTGTATTTTGTAAAAGATGTCAGCCGCAACTGCGAAATCGTCAATTACAATTTGGCCTGGTAATATGGGAACCCTTAATCCTGGGGCAACCTACATATACGAGCGAAACGGCCAAGAAATATATGCCAGAGAGCACGGTGCAACTGAACGTATGTTGATCGGGTATGATTATGAAATGCAAGAATCTGAATCAGAATCCGGAAAGTCATTGCGCGACCGCATGCAAGAGAGTCAACTTTGGCACCAAATCCGAATAGAAGCACAAACCAATCCTGCGCTGCAACAAGCCATGGACTGTGTTAAAATAATATACCAGCTATCAAAGACTCAATGAGTGACAAACTAAACATTACCAACGAGATGCGACAATTTGATCGCAAGAATAGAAACTTTTATGATGAACTCACCACAGAGGAGCGCAAGAAGTTTTCAAACTACTTGATGATTCGATGGGGCAGCAGTGTGGAAGGGTCTAGAGATTTACAGGAGTTCTATGTAATTGCCTGCAACGAACGATTCAACAAACATTTCTTTGATTTAGGCAAGCATCCCAAGCTGCAGTGGTTGTTGGCCACAACGGTGAGTCCAGATGTGGGAACTCCGCGGCATCCTTGGATTGCTCCTCGCAAGAAACAAGCTGGACTCAGTGCAAAACGAAAAGCTTTGCAAGAGATATTCCCGCACTACAAAGACGATGAAATTGATGTCATGGTACAGATAACAACACCAAAAGAAAT